TGGTCTGCTGTAGCCCCTGTCTCGATACCTGAGAGCTTAGTGAATTGTGCATCGGTAAAGGCGTTAAGTTCAGCTTCGTAAGCTGCTTTAATCTCTGCCCCTGTCTGGTCAGCTGTAGCTCCGGACTCAATACCGTCCAGCTTGGAGCCGTCCGTTGTGATGTTACGCCCGTCCACGGTCCCCTCAAGGTTGGCCACAAGTGTCCCTGTGGTAACTGTAAGGTTTCCTGTAGTGGCTCCGGTAAATGTCCCGGTTCCTACTACGAACTTGTCAACACTTTCGTCCCAACCGATGAAAGCATTGTCCGAGGTTCCCCGTTCAATAACAATACCAGCATCATTTACAGGAGCTGCTGCGGTGTTACGGGATAACTCAATCAGGGAGTCGTCTACTGTCAGGTTTGCAGTGTCTAGGGTTGTTGTCGTACCGTTTACGGTAAGGTCACCTGAGAGAGTCAGGTTCACGAAGCCCGGACTATCCGTCGTTGCTACACCTTGGTTTAATGCCTTGACTGAGGAGATAGCCGTTAGCTCTGAGTCCATCAAAGCACCGGCTGCGGTTACATTTGTTGAATCCGTAACATCTGCTGCGGCCTCAATCCCGGCAAGCTTTGATTTCTCTGTGTCGGTGTAAGCATTGGTGTCCAACTCAGCTTCGTAGGCAGACTTAATCTCTGCCCCTGTCTGGTCACCTGTTGCCCCTGCTTCGATACCGTCCAGCTTGGAGCCGTCTGTAGCAAGGTCCCGTCCGTCTACCGTACCGGAGACTGCGATATTACCAACAACGTCCAGAGACTCAGTAGGAACAGCTTGAACGATACCAACCCGGTTATTAATGGAGTCAACTTTGATGGTGTTGGTGTCTACCGTAAGTCCTGCAAAAGCAGGGCTATCCGTAGTTGCTACACCTTGGTCCAGAGCCTTGACTGAGGAGATAGCCGTTAGCTCTGAGTCCATCAAAGCACCGGCTGCGGTTACGTTGACGGTATCGGTTACATCTGCGGAAGCTTCTACACCAGCAAGCTTTGATTTCTCTGCATCGGTGTAGGCGTTGGTGTCCAACTCAGCTTCGTAGGCAGACTTAATCTCTGCACCTGTTTGGTCAGCTGTGGCATTGGTTTCCCCGGTGTACCCGAGGTCTGACAGGAGCATGGTCCGGGTAGCAAGTGCTGTGACGTGTCCGAAATCATCAAGGTCTACGTCGGAGACTACGTCTGCACCAGTCAGGGCAGTAAGTGAAAGCTGAGTAGAAGTGTCAGCATGGGAAATTGTGCCGGTTGTGGTGACAGGGCCACCCGTCAACCCGGAGCCCGTAGCTACAGATTCAACCGTACCTGTACCCAGACCATCGGCTCCCCGAAGGTCCCCGGTGACAAAGCCAAGGCCATCTGTAGAGGTAAAGGTAACAACACCGGTGGAAGCATTGTAGGAGCCTCCGGTAAAGCCAGTCCCGTTTGTTCCGTCTGTTCCGTTGGTGCCATCGGCTCCCCGAAGGTCCCCGGTAACAAAGCCAAGGCCATCTGCGGAGGTGAAGGTAACAACACCGGTGCCTACTGAGTAGGAGCCTCCGGTAAACCCTGCACCTGTGGCACCTGTAGGACCCGTTGCACCAGTGAGACCAGTGGCCCCCTGAATCCCCTGATCCCCTTGGATACCTTGAGGACCCTGTGGGCCGGTGTCCCCAGTCTCTCCCTTGGGTCCAGAGGACTCTAGTACGGAGAGAGTGATTGGTGTGTCTAGTTCAGCAGTCCCTAAGACCAGCTCATATTTAGCCATCGTTAAGCCCTCGTAATATCTTTAACAACCTTGATTTTGAACGTCTCCGAAGATGCTACGTCCGAGTCTGGTTCGGTGATTTGAATGTCACAGTCATAGGTCCGGGTGGCCCATTCCGAAGTCTGTGTAGGGGTTGCTGTGAGGGTAAAGGTCCCCGTAGCTGCGTCGGTCAGGGTGTAAGTCAGGTTACCCGTGAAGTTGTCTGTCACTAGGAGGGTGTCTGTAGAGTCCCGGAGTTGGCTTGAGACAGTGTAACCCGTGATGTCAGTGGCTACCGAATTAGATTTGAGTTGGAGGGAAAGCTCTAAAGTGTCACCCCTCTTGTGGACTATCGTGGTGGTCATGTCTGGTCCTTACGTAATGACTTCTACAGCTTCAAAAGAAATGCCGTAGGTGCTGCTTGAATTTATGCTCCAGTCCGAGACGGAGGTTTGAATACGGAATAAGCCCTTAGCATCGTCTACCACAACAACCTCAGAGAGACTTACCGTCCGTCTCACGTCTGGCCAAACCTCAAAAGTTGCTTCTCCGGAAACGTCGGAATCTGCTCTCTCCAAAACCTTGTGAAGTGTAGCAGTTAGGCCAGAGCCGAGTTGGATGTAGTCCCCGATTTCTAGGTAACCAGTTTGACTGACTGGCAGGCCTGAAAGATGGACCGAGTTCTCCCCTGCGGACATAGCCGAGGCAACCACCGGAGTCCCCGGAGTCGTAGAGGCTGTCCCTCTTGCTGTAGCAGCATTCGGGTCCCCGAGTAGGAACGTCCCAACTTGTCCTCGGAGGGACAGTAGGAAGGAAGCCCACTCTTCGGCCTTGTCCCTACGGGTGGACGGGATGGAAACAGAAGCTTCCCACCGTTGTCCCCCGTGCTGAACTACTTGCTGTTTAAGAGTGAAAGGGGATTCAGTAAGTGCCACAACATTCCTAGCACGTAGGGAAATACTCTCGATTCCGATAGTTGTGGGAGTGCTTAGTGGGTAAGTTATCGCCATTATCCAAAGACCTTCCGGATGCTTCCGCCTCTTTGACGGCTGTTAATAATACTCTGCTCCGTCATTTTGGCAATGCGTGGGGCTTCCTGTGCAATTATCTTCTTAACGGAGTCATCACCGTTGGCAGAGAAGCTAAACGTCTGGTTTATCACTACACCACCGGAGGAGGAGCCACCGTCCATAGCAACCCCTAGCTTACCATCTGACCCCCGTTTGAGGGGCAAGATAGCCTCCGGACCTGCTTCACCCATGACCCCAAGGGAGCCGTCTGTTTTGGTGAAGGAAGTTGCCCGGTTTACGACACCACCGTTTGCGTAGGCTTGTACTGTGGCAGAGCCTCCGGATACAGTCCCAATCTGTTGGGCTGTTCTCAGAGAGTCGTTGAGGGCAGAGTCTAATACCTCTTGACCATCGCCGATTTGTTCAATCATGTCCCGAAGCTTCTCTCCGAAGTCTATGAGCTTCTCCATCTTGTCCCCGTTCATTTCCAGAGCACCGGACATTTGTTCTTCGAGGATAAAGGTCACAACTTCAAGTGTGCTCTTAAGCTCCCGTGCGTTGGAGGTGTCTAGCTCCCCCAGTTCCTGAATCCGCAAGGAAGCTTCCTCTAGGGCGGTCATACGTTTGATTTCTTCGGCGTCACCGTAGGTGTGTCTACCGGCCTTTTTCATAAGCCGGAAAGTGTTGTCAAAGTTCTTGGCCAGCTTGGTCATTACCTTGTTGGCTTCCTCTGAGGATTCTATAAGGTCTTGCTTGAGGACAGTTTTTGCAAAGTTGCTAATCTCTGGACCAAGCCCGTCGTCAATAGCTCCCTGCCAAGACGCAAGGGAGGTGACTGCACCGTCCATAGATTCCCCTGCCTTTTCCACAGACTTCCCAAAACTTTCGAAAAGGTTGGTATTCTCAAGAATCATTGGTGCAAGGGCTACCAATCCGGCAATCATGGCGGGAACGGCAATAGCTCCAACGGGACCAAGGACACCGCCAAGTCCGGAAACCATGTCCCGAAAGGAGTCCATCGGCGGAGTACCTCCGGCCATCTGTTCGAACATCATTCCCAGAGACCCGGTAACTTCGTCACTTGCCTCCCCGAAGCTAAAGGTGTTCTTTGTCAGGTCACCACTGGGAGAGAAAGTAGAGCCCAAGTCAAAGGCAGAACCTCCAGTCTTTTCAGCAGAGCTCCCGAGTCCTTCAATGCTCTCTGTGGCCTTCTTAATCTTACCGTCGTCATCTACATCGATGACAAATTTAATGTCCGCCATGTACTTTCCTTATGAACATGTTGTCTAACCTCTTAAGGGAATCTATGTCCCTTGCAGAAATTGTGGCCTCTGTAAGGTGCTTCCAAGCCAATATCTCCCCGTAAGAGAGGGGGCTTGGACCACTGCTTGTGTACGTCCGGCCCATGCTCAAACTAAGAAAGGCAGACCAGACGTGACCTAGTAGACTAGGAAACTTTGGTCCTAATAGTCCCTTTGGAGTACGTCCGGTCTGCCTCTGTACTTGTCTCAGATGCTCTAGTTTTGAAGTGCCACTAACCTCGGCGTGTATATCGAAATACCAATCTGCGAAGGAAACTAGTTCCCCTAAGAGGTTGTGATAAAATTTTGGTGGTCTTCGACCGCCTTCTCTACTTGCTTTTTAATCCAAGGGTAGTTCTCATAAACTTCCTTGACCTTTGCCAGAGCAAACTTGGGGCAACCTCCGTCCAAGGTTATGTCCCATTCTTTAGTCACCTTCGAGACAAGCTCTAGGGAGGCATTGGCTAGGTAGGAAGCTTTACGAACCTTCTCCGGGTCCTGTTCAGCAAGCTTTAAGTTTGAGTCTGTCAGCTCGTACAGGGCCTTTTTGTATGCCTTGGTGTGTGGGAGCCAAATAGTGACGGTCATTTCTTCGTCTCTTCCGTCATTCATAAGAGCTTCCCCAGTCAGGGGATGCTTAAGAATAACCTCTAGAGTATCGGCTTTCGGAGCCAAGTCTTTCAAGTCCATGTCGAGTGTCCTTAGTTATCGGGTACAGATGTTAAAACGGAGAGGGGAACCACCCGACAAGTTCACCCCCTCCTACCGGCTTGCCGGATTCTATGCGGTGGTAATTGTAAGGTTGGTCCCTTCTGTAGCATCGTAAAGGGCTACGAACGGGAGGGAGATAATACGGGAAGACTCTGAGGAAACCGGTACGTTTGCACCGTTGATCTTAACCCGAGGGAAAAGGAACGTCATGCTGTTACCGGAAGGGTCTGCCACAGAAACTTCAATACCACTTTCCGTCTCGTTGATGAAACGGTTAATTAGGGTTGCGTCTTCAAAGTAGGCTGTGAGTGTGCCTTCTACAACTGCCTTACCGAACTCAAGGGCAGGGGCTGAATCATCACCGACTACAAAAGTAGGGGCAAAAGAGTTGCTTACGGAAAAGTCTACACTGGTAATGATAGCCAACGCAGAGGAAGCATCAATAGCCGTAACGCCATCGTCTGCGACCTTGATGTCACCGGAGTAGGCGTCAAAAGGCTCTGCGATAGTTGCGGCTGTTACTGTCTTAGGTGTCCCCGTGATGGTCATGTCTTTCCCGACCATGTCAAAGCTTGCAGTCACCATCTGGTTAGGCGCAATGGAAATGCCCATCGTGGAGGCAGTCATACCGGTAAAAATCCGGGACTGCGTAATGTCGTCTGCGTGGTCTTCGATTGAGAAGAACTTGGGAGTGGTCCCAACCTTGCAAATGTTCGTGGAGAACGAAGACAACATTGCCGATTCAATAAGTGGGTCAAAAGTGCCATTACGGAGGTCCACTGCAATAGAACCCGCAGTAGAACGGTTACCGTGACGGTCCACCCGGTCCATACGATCAGGCTGCATTTCGTTCCCAGAGACACGGTCCTTGGACAGGTTCAGGCTGTGGGAGTTGTACGGGAGGCTTGCAAAAGAGCCAGCCGGAGTAGTGCCGAAAGTTGTTTCGGTAAGGTAGGAAAGCCCCGAACGGGAACCCTGTGCAAAAGCCATCTTCTCTTGTCCTTAGTTGTAGATGTAAAACCCAATGTTCACGGGTACGTAATAAAAGGACCCCTCAATCCCTCCGGCTTCCCTCTCTGAGTAGTCCAGAGAGACCTTGTAGGTGGTGGGGTCTGTGTTGGTGTAGGAAATGTCCGTAGCAGACGGGAATGCGTCTAGTACCAAGTCCGCAAGGGTGTCAGCTGCACCGGGTCCCTCTCCCTCTGGGGAGTAACAGATAACCCGGAATATTCCCTCGTAACGGTACTGGGGGTTTGTCCCCCGTACAGCTGGCTTACGTTCGGTGGGGATTAGTTGAGCTTCAACGAACTGTGTCCCTGCGGAACGAGAATACTTTAAGTTTTCGTAAGATATGTCTGGAATGCCAGAGGTCCCGGATAGTTCTGTTTCGAATGCTGCCCGAATGTCTTTGTAAATACTAGCCATGTTTCCTCCGAGCCTTAGCTATAACTGCTGAGTTCTTATTGACCTGTGCTGCGTGGGGTGCTCCGTTCACGAAGTAGAAAGTTCCTGCTGAAACCTCAACACCCTTCTTAAACGTCCACCGTTTCCGGAGCCCCTTAATGTCTTCAATAAGCTCCCCCAAGGCCCGGTTCTTTTCCGAGTTCTGGGAGACGGCTGGAGACTTCCCGTGGGAACTGTAGGACCTACGAGATAAGGGCTTGTCTGACAATGACCAAGACGTAACAAAGGCCCCGGTATCTACCGGAGAAGAGCTAGTCAAAGTCTGTGAGACTTCGTACAAGGAACGGGCCACACCTTCCTCGGCCATATCTCCCAGAGAGTCGATTTTCTCTTGGAGACTAGCTGAGATTTCTACCCGTGTGCTCGTAGTCATTAGCCGTCCAACTCACAAAGGTAAACAATAGAAGTTCCGCCGGTGTTGACGGTTTTCACACTAATGATTTCGCCTTGCCCTGTTACGGAGTCCCCTTCCTCTGGTGTGAAGCCCAAGTTGAGGGCAGACATTACGAGGGACTGGGAAGTCTTCAAGGTCTTAGAGGCGTCTGTGGAAGAGCCCACAGTGTTATAAACGAAACCGGTAAACCGGTAGGCTGTGCTTGCTGACCCTGTCACCGTACCTGTGGACGGGGAGTAAGTCCCCGAAGTGGTGACTTTCGTTAGGGTCAAGGTTTGCCCGTGGTGGGCAATCAGACGGGAGAAGTCTGCTGAATTAATCATAACGGTTCCTACTCGTAGTCGGTGGAGCCGTCATAGCCCGGAGGGTTCCAGAACTGGTCCCGGCTAAAGGCAGGGTCTACCCGGTCAGTCAGTTGTCGAACCGTTGTGATGGAGGACTTACTGACACCACCGGCTGAGAAACCCAAGCCGGACTGTTTCTTGGCCTCGGCCTCAAGTGTGTCTGCGAGAGACAGGTAGTGGGTTTGGAGCATGGAGTATTTAGCATCCAAGGCACCAGAAATGTTGGTGTCCACTCTACGGCTGAACTTACTCGCAATAGCACGGCAAATGTAAGCAGAGGTGTAGTGGATGTTATCAGAGTTCTGAGAGAGAGCAAAAGTGATCTCATCATCATAAACTTGAATGTCTGCTTCATCGGTATCACCTACGAGGAAACGGACTGCGTTCTTTCGTCCGGACGCAGTGGTGGTCCCGAGGTCGTCAATGTCGTAGGTAAAATCTGACACTTAGCTTAACTCCATAGTAGCCCAAGGGCTGTTTCTCCAACGTCGAATATGCCCTCTCTGCTTCTCTAGGATAGTAGAGGACTTGCACTTTTTAAGGCCGTATTCTTTGGCCGTCTTTGTGTGGAGCTTAACCTTGGAATTGATGGCCTTCACTACGAGGTGGAGTTCATCCACTGTGAGCTCATCTAAACCATCCCCAACGGTTGTTTGAATAGCCCCTTCTTTCGGAGGCTTTTGATTGAGTTCGCCACGGTTGAACTTCTGGGCAACGAGGGTCCAAGGGATACTCCGACGTTTCCAGTCAAAGTGTTCCCCCCGTTCCCATCGTTTCCCGGAAGCAGTGAAAGGGACCACGACAAAGTGATCCCAATCTACCTGAAACGGCAAAGTTGCGTAGTCGGGTGACATGGCAAAAAGCCTTATGCTACGATGCTTGCGAAGTAGAGACCCAAACCGCCACCGACAACCTTCATGTCGTAAGCCATCTTAACTTGGATCATCTCAGCAATCTGCTGACGACGGAGAGCCTCATCAGAGAAGGACTCAACAGTAATGCCAAGGTTGTTTACACCCGGCATGTTGTTCCAAGCAAAGGTCAAACCAGCTGCGGGGGTCATGAGACCAGCTGTAGAAGGTGTGTAGGTAAGCAGTGCAGCTTTACCACCGATGAAAGAGTTACTCTCAGCAGCACCGTCCGCAGCAGTGTTCTCTACAGCTTCCATGACGTAGAAGTTTTCTACTTCAAAGATTTCTGCAAGCTTGGCCTTCGTTACGAGAGCAGTGTTGCTAACCGTAGCACCACCATTCAAACGAGCCAGAACAGCAGGGTTGTTCACCAGTTCGTCGTAAACTTCACGGCCTACTACCATCGTGTTCGGACGGAAGCCACCGGAAACCAGCTGAATGGTACGGGAAGCAGTCGTCACGTCCTGAATAGGAGTAGAGGAAGCATCGTTCCACTGTAGAACTTCGTTGGTGGATGGAGTAGCAGAAACACCGGTCAGCTTGGAGGTCCAAACGTCTGCAAAGAAGTTACTTGCAAACTGCTTCTCACGGTGAATTAGGAGACGGTTAACGAGGGTCTGAGCACCAGCTGAACGAATGTCAAGTGCTGCGTCTTCGTTAGCCAAAGTCTGCTCATCGAAGTCCATACCCAAGCCGTAGACGTCTGCGGTGAAGGTAGTATTGGAAATCGACATACCGATACGTTCTACTTCGGTACGTGGGGACAGCTTCTTAACATCACCGGAACGGTTCATGTTGTCACGGTCATAGGTGTAGTAGTAGTCAGACTGCTTATCTACGCCAACGGTAGGGAAAACTTTGTCTGCGATGAAGTTATCCTGAGACTGTGCATAAGCAAGTGTCAGATTGGACAGTGGTGCATCAATATGCACACTAGATGGGGTCAGCAAAGGCATTGGTTATATTCTCCTATTATGCTGCTGCGTTGCCGCCGAGGAAGATTTCAACAGCACCCAAGGTGTCAACTGCTGCGTCTTCGACTGCGTAACCAACGATAATTTCACCGGCTGTGGCGGTAGCTGCTTTGCCGTCGGTGGTAGCTGCGACAGCATCACCTGCGGTAAGAGCTTCGCCAACGTAAACCAGAACCTGACCGGAACGAGCTACGGTAATAGCTTCACCAGCAGTAGCACCAGAGGTAATGGAAACGCCAACGGCTTTGGCACCATCTGCGGATTGATCGACTTGACCATCTGCGGCCAAATCTACGAAACGATGTTGCGAAACTGAGGAACCAGCTTCGTAAGTACGGTAATCACGGCCATGCATAGTAGCCATCTTTTACTCTCCTTTGTAGAGTTCTTTGATAAGTGCCTTACCTGCGTCCGTCTTAGCTACAGCTGCGTAAGCCTTGGCAAAAGAGGATTTCGGGAGGGCGTTTTCGTCCATGTGGTTTTTGACTAGAACGTCAAGCTTGTCCTTCGGAGAAGCCATGTCAGCTTCAACGGAGGCTTCGCCAACCTCGGACATGGAAGCCCCAATAGCTGCGTCCGCAGACTTAAGGGCCTCTAACATTGCGTCATCCTTGGCAACTGCCTTGAGGATGTTGGCCGCAACTTCGTTTTCAAAGTTAGGGAGGATTTCCGCAGCTTGCTTACGTAGCTCAATTTGCTGCTTTTCAATCTCCACTGCTTCGAGTGCTTTAAGGACGGGGGCAGGAATGTCTGACTTAGAAATCTTCTCTCCGTCCAATTCAATAAACTCAGGTGCCGGAGCAGCCTTCGTAATGGCTTCATCGGATACCGTGAAACCGTTGTCTTCTAGAGCTTTAGAGAGACGGTCATTCTCGGCCTTCAATGCATCTAACTCTGCGAGGAACTCTGATTCAGCCTTAGCAGCTTCATCGTCTTCCTTCTCTGCATCGTCTTCCTTCTCTGCGTCTTCGTCATCTTCCTTGTCTGCTTCCTCGGAATGCTCTGCTTTCTCTGCATCGTCTTCCTTTTCAGCTTCCTCGGACCCGAACAGCTCTGCTTGCTGTGCCTCGGGCATTTTAGACATTTCTTCTTCCGCCATCTTAATGGCGTCTTCCTCGGAGTGGCCTTCTTCCATATAGAAAGCTTGCCGTTCCTTTAGGTATTGGTCTTGCATTGGTGAATCCCTCTTTACAAGGCAAATTGTGGCGGCTTGGTTTGCTGGCCGATCTACCAAAGATAGTTCCTCCAACTCCAAGTCCATCAGTAGTGTGCTCATTCGATGGTCTCCCGTTTGGCTGTACCGCCGATAGAAAAGGCCCTAAGTTGGCCTGACTTAACCGATTCCCAGACTTCATCATCCTGCACCTTAAATGCGACGATCCATCCTTCACGGTCACTGTGAACCCCAAGGGAGTCCCCAATCTCTTTGGTTAGTGGGAGGCTGTGTACTACGAGGCCAATCTGACCCCCGGAATGCATAAGCTTTCCTACTCGTACATCCTCCATAAACTTATTTGCTGCAAGGACCATCGTATCAGCCGATATGACGTCCCCTTGCCGGTCTACTAAAGGCACTCCGTTCTCTGTGACTACAGAAGCCCAACCCCAGACTAGGCGTTGTTCTTCGTCTGCCTTAAGAATGGTTCCCTCTACAGGGGCCTTTTTGGAGCAAGCAAACAGGGCTGCGTTCTTTGCCCGTTCCGTATCCCCAGTCCGTTCAAGGACTGACTTGAACACTCTGTCAAACTTTGTCCGGTTCATGTTA